TCCTTGTTTAAATGAGTTGAATACAGTATTAACATAAGTGTTTAGTTTAGGTTCAGCAGTTTTCTTTCCACCTGCTTTTAAACTAACTCCCAATATTGATTTGTCAAAGTAAGTTAGAAATATGTCACCTGGGTGTCCACCTGGTACACCTGCAGGTTTAGATTTAGATGTTGCTCCCCACCTAGTCTCAATAATTTTTTTGTCTTTGTTTTGATCTAGTATAAATTTATGAATTGCAATAGCATTGTTCATCTTATCATCAAACTTTGATGAGGTGTCTGCTCTGTTGATTATCTCTTGACCTTTTTCTACATCACCTGGTATAATACATTTAAGCTTTGAAAGATCAACATCCATTAAAAATTTATGAAAAGATTCTACATCTTTTGGTTTATAGTTTTTTTCAAATGCAATACATGGAAACAGTTCAGTCATTGAAGCATTTAAAGTTGTCTCACCCATCCCACCTGATTCTGGTTTGACAAATATTCTAAATGGTCTATCTTCAAACTTGCCATCAATAGGGTCTACGCTAGATTGTGAGTCTCCTAATTTTGCATCTACTCCAGCTTGTCTTAAATTCCTTAGTATCTCGTCTCGATCTGTTTCTCTGTCTGGTGAACGAACAATTATAACGTCTCTTTTAGATGAAGAGAGTTTGCTAGATTTTGAATAGGATAATCCCCTAAAAATGTCAATAGGAAGATTCATAGCATCCTCTTGAATGAGGTTTGATATTCTTTCAAGATGATCTACTTTGTTTTCTGGTCTGTTTCTTACTTGTTTTATGTACTTGCTGATTGACATCAATCTCTCCATTTATACAATTACAAGTATTTATTAATCATATGGACGCAGAAATCTAGGGAATTCAAAGTAACCAAATGTACAATTTTTGTTTTGAAATCCACACCAATTCTCTGCATCTTCTTTAAACTCAAACTTATGTACGATATGTTTAAATTTAGTATCGTAACATAGATATGGTTTCTTTCTACCTCTTGTACTAATTTCTACTTTGAACCTACCTTTTTGTTCAGTATTCTTGCGTTTCTTTTTATACTTTGAGTTTTTGAAATTTTTCATACCTTGACCCTATTGTTGATTTATCGAATAATGGTGTTTCATCTTCTACTTGATTTTTATCAACTATATCATTTTGAGCTCTCATTTCTACATCATATAGTTTCATTCTTGCTCTATCTACTCCAAGCACAAATCTTTTATTACTTGTTGGGTCATTGTATCTGTTTTTTAATTGTTTAACAGCTATCTGATTTAATTCTTCTAATTCGTCTGTTGAGATTAACGCAAACATAAAGTCTGCTGTTGCTGGTAGTCCAAATGATTCAGATGTATCTTCTAATCCTATATCAGTTGAAACAAAACCACTTCTTGTTGTTTGTGTTGCTGTGACTATTGGTAGATTGTTTTCTACTGCAAGTCCTCTTAATTCCTCTGCGATTGCTTTTATAATTGTGTATGAATTAACATTACTTCCACCTCTAAATCTAGATGAAGCACATATGTTAAGATAATCCACAAAGATTATATCTGCTTTAAATGATTTCTTGATTGCTAGTTCTTGTATCAATTGTCTAAAATGGTTTGTATGTGCTGATGCTGTAGGATACTCTTTGATAATAAGAGAACCAGATGCTTTCTTTTTAACTTTTTCAATCTTATCTTGATACATTGTTTTTGGTAAATCATGTAAATCATCAATACTAATATTCATTAGGTTAGCATCTATTCTTTCAGCGATACGTTCCTCTGCCATCTCAAGGGTAATATATAAAACATTTTTCCCTTGAGATAAACAGTTTGAGGCCATGTGACACATAAACAAAGATTTACCTACACCTGTGCCAGCAAGTGCAACATTCAAAGTCTTTTGTGGTAATCCACCTTTTGTAATTTTATTAAAGAATTCTAAATCAAAAGGTATTCTTTCCTCTACTTGATGATAGTAATCAAATCTTTCACTAGAGTCTTTTAGATAATCATGTCCTACTCTGTTGTCAAATGAAACTGCTAATGCGTCTGTTAATAAACTTGGTAGTGCATCAGGTTTACGATTCTTGTCTCTGCCTTCGATGATTGATATTCCGTCAACGATTGCGTTATATATTGCTTTATCTTTACACCAATTTTCTGTAGTATCAGATAACCAATCTTCGTTAACTTCCTCTTGTTCAAAAGAAGATATGGTTTCTTTTATATCTTTAAATTGAGATTCAGTTAAGTCTTTACGATTATCTATTTCAATTTGAATAGAAGTAGTTGTAGGTGTTTTATTGTATTTCTCAATAAACTTTAATATCTCTTTGAAGATTACTTTATCAGTTTGATCTCCAAAATAATCTGCTTTAATAAATGGTATTACTTTTCTACAGTAATTCTCATTCCATATCAGATTCGATAGTATCGTCTTTTCTATATTTTTCATCAAGTATTTCCACTAATATATCGCCAATGTAATTAAAAAACTTATCACCGAAAACATCTCTTGGCAAACCGTTGTTTTCGAGTACGTCAAACTCAAATTGTAAAGTCGCAGTACCATCTTTCTCAATAGGTGTTACCTTACCATACTTGTATATAACTCCAGCATATTGACCTTCGTTTATTCCTATACAAGTTTGGTCTGGGTACTTTGCCGATTGTATATAACTATACCTCTTCTTCGGACTCTTCGTTTCCACCATAAGAAAATTCCTTTTTAGCTGCGATTTCTAATTTGTCTAATATATCTTTAGTAAAGTAAGTCTCTGGGTTATCATTTATAGATTTACCAAATACTTTTTTACCATCTGGTAGTTCATACTTTGTAGAGACTTTTTTAAATATATCATATTTTTCAGCAAGTGGCAATAGACCGTAATACTTATCTAATCCTTTTGAGTATGTTAATCTAACATCCACTATAGAATTTTCTTTTGTTAATCTTGACTTTTGATTTTTACAATGAACAATATTACCAATTACCTCTGTGCCATCTTTTTCTTTTTTCTTTGAAAGATATACAATAGAAGAAGCTGCATATTTTAATCCACTTCCCCCACCCATTTCTTTCATAGGCACATAAGAACCAACCACATCATAAGTATGATTAGTAACAACCATTGGTACTTTTGCTTTACCAAGTTTTAGTGTTAATACTCTAAATGCAGCTTTCAATACTTGAGCTCTTGTCATGTCTCTAGTTTCTTTACCTTCTTTAGTATCCTCTACTTCTTTTGTAGTAGATAACATTCCTAAAGAGTCTAGACATATAAACATCGGTCTTTTAACATCAACATCTTGCTGCATATATCTATCTAATATTTTAATTGCTTGTGTTCTAAATTCTTGTACAGTAGTCACAGGTACGATTACCATTCTAGAAGAATCTATACCTCTATCAACAACCATTTTTTTAGTAATCGCTGACTCTGATTCAAAGTAAACAACACCTCCGTCAGGGTTTGCATCTAGAAAATGTTTAACCATTCCCATAAGGAAAAATGTTTTACCTGTTGCAGACTCACCTGCTAGTGCTGTAATTTTGTTTTGTGGAAGTCCACCATATATTGAACCTGAAAGAAGAGCATTAAAAATATAAGAACCTGTATCAATATAATCTGATACGTCACCACTTTCAATACCCTCATCAGCTAGTGATGCGTACTCATTACCAGTAGTCTTGATAATGTCTTTTAAAAAATCATTTGGATTTGCCATAATATACTCCTATTTATATTTCAGTTCTAACAATGTGTTTTCTCAATGCTCTAACCAACTCTTCTATTTTATCTATTACATTTATCATATCTTTATCTGTAATATACTTTTGATGTTCTCTTAACTTATCATATTCTTTTAATGGAATTGTAACAGTACCACCTTCATTCTCATAACTCATATCGGTTGCATGTTCCATTTCATTATCATACATTCTTTTTTCATTTATTAAATCATTACTCATTTTATTGCTATCGCTCCTATGAACATAAAGTTTCGCCAGAACACTTGTACATCTTTAAATCCAGCATTGTACATAAACTGTTTTAACTCATCATAAGTATTAGGTTTTAACATATGTCTTAATGTTTTTTCTTTTGTCATTATATCATCGCAAGTAAAACTCTCTTTCTTGTGGTCGTAATACATGAAAGTCATCATGTCTTGTATTTGTGGATTATCACAATATACTTTTTCTGCAAACACAAATGCTCCACCTGGTTGTAATTGGTCATACACTTTTTTAATTACATCTTCCCTATCTCTCTTTGGCATAAACTGTAAAGTAAAGATAGATGTTGCAAATGATAATTTTTTTCTATAATCAAAATCATGATATCTTATATCTGCATGTAAAAACTTAGCTTCAACATCATGATTAGTTTTGATTGTTTTAGTTCTTTCTCTTAAATCTTTTTGAAATC